TTATTTGTTTGTGCTCCTGCAGGGATAATTCCATTTTCTGCTGCAAGTCTTGCTGCTTCGTCTGCATTATTTTTTGTAAGCCTATCTCTCTCTATCTTCTTTTGTTTTTCAATTTCTTCATTTACTTTTGCAATGCTTTCTGAAGAGTTTGCAATATTTTCTTGTGCTATTCCAGTTGCCCCTGTTGCTTGAAGAACTTCTCCAAGATTTCCAGTTGTTGCATTTGTTATTTGTGCACCAGTTAAAAGGTTTTCTGTATTTTGTGTTTGAGCATCAAGGGCATCGCTAGTTACATTTGCAAGTTCATCTGTTTTTTCTGCAACTAATACTGTTGACTTTGCTGTATCAGTGGTACCCTCAGCAATAACTTTCTTTGCTTTTTTAACTGATGGGGTTAGGCTTGATTTTTCTTTTGCTTCTGATGTTGATCCTACTCTTGCTCTAGCACCAAGTTTTCTTCTTTGTCTATCTTCTGATTTAAGAATTTGTCTCTCTTCATAGTCTTCTGGATTATTAAGGTCATCATAGAATGCCTTGTTTCCAACATCCATCTTTTCATTTATTACTTCTGTTGGAACTGCAGTGTTACCAAGTGTTGAAGATTGTGCAGATACTCCTGCCTGCCCTTCTTTCATTCCAAGAGTTAAACCTTCTGCAACTTCTTTTCCTGCTTCAATGGCTTTTCTAGATGGTGAGTCTGCTGCTGTTCCAGCCTCGCTTCTAACTCCATCAATTGCTGCTTGACCAACGGTGGCTCCTTGTGATCTAGCATCTGTAACGGCTGCTTCATCTACTTCTATAAAATTACCTTGGCCACCAGGCCTTCTTACTTCTGTGCCACCTGTTTGATATGTTCCTCGCTCATTGTATTTTGGTTTATCTGCTGTATAGGCTTCACCTTTAACGTTTGTTTCACCTCTAGCAACTGCATCTGCGTTGGCAATTGCCTTCTGTTCTGCGTCCATGTGGAGCCTTACTCCAGTAACCGTTTCTCTTGCTACTTTAAAAACTTGACCAAGTTCAGTATCTAGTCCAGCAACCTGAGAACGAACAGTTTGCTCAATTCCTTGAAATACTACGTCGTCAAATATTTGCCCTGGGTTGGCTTGCTTCCATCGTGTAACTTCTTGTAAAAGTCTATCATCATATACTTGTAATGCTCCAGACAGTTGTTCAAAGTTTCCACCACCGATTTCAACTGCTTTTGACCATTTTGAAACTCCAGTTGCTGAAAAGTCTTCCAAGAAAGCATCAATTGTTGGAACAGTATTTCCTGGAATATCTTTATATTTTTTAATCTCTGGGGATCCATCGGCCATTGCTTTATTTATCTGCCCCTGAAGCATGTATCCAAATCCACTTACTGGGCTGGCGGTAGGCATTGCAACATTGGTTCCATTTGCTTGATTACTTGCTTCAATTGCTCTTTGAAGATTTAAAAGTTCTGATTGCGTTTTTTCATGTGTTATGTTTATAGTTCTAGATAACTGATCAATTGGAATTGAAGTAGATGTTTCAGCATGGGAAAACTGCTGAACTTGTTGTTGGCTTGCTCTAGGATTGTAAAATTTATGTAGGCTTGCATCTGCCCCTGCAGTTCCTACTTTTTTAGTTGCCGTAGATGCTCCAGAAGCAGTTAATTGCCTACCTCTACTTTCTGCAGCATCTGCTGCTGATTCAATAACACTTTTTACGCTACTAACCAAAGATGCTCTTAACTGCTCTAAACTTGCTTCACTACTATCAGTTACTGTTCTGCCAGTTGCTTGTGCGTAGGCAATAAGTTTTTCTGCAGAAGTTTTATTAATAAACTCAAATTGTTTACCAATTTCATCTGCTACACCTGCTGAATCATTAGAGCGACTAGCCATCTGACTAATAAAGGTTTGTTGATCACCAGTAACAACTCTTCCAGTTCCTTGATTATATCTTTTTACGGATCCATTTTGAAGTGCTGCTACTAATTCTGGATTATCCTTTGCAGTCTGCTTAGTGATAACAACTTCCCCAGGAGTAAGCAATGCTGGGACTGTATCTTTGTTTCCGCTACCTGGGACTACTCCACCCTGTGCAAACTTCTTTGGAGGTAGACCTGCTACTGCTCCTGCTGGTCCTGGTACTGAGTTAAATAGTCCTGGTGATGATTGTGCAAGTGCTCTTGCCTGAGTTGCTGCATTTCCATATGCTGCAGCAAGTGCATTAACGGATGCCTGCTCAACATTGAATGTAGAAATTAATTGACTGTGAGATGTGTGTAGGGCATTAGATTGTGCAAGGTTTTCAATCTGCTGATTAGTTAAATAATCAAATCCGCTACCAAGAACATTGCTTGAACCATTAAGTTTGGCAATTCCTCCACGAAGCATAGCAAAAAATTTAATTAAGTTAGCAACTCCGTTAGCAAGAATACCAAATGTCATCAAAGCAATTGGGGCTAATCCGCCAATCACACCAATCATAATTGCTATTACTTTTTTTGTTCCGTCACTTAAACCATTAAACTTTTCTAGGATCTTTCCAACAAAGTTAACAATTGGAGTTACTGCTTGCAAGAATGCCTTACCTACGGGAACAAGTTGAAGTTTAAGGTTTTCCATAGACTTCTTAAATTTGTTACCAGTCATGTCTTCAACCTTGCCAAGTTCTCGCTCAGACAAGATTGCTAATTCTTCAACTGATGCCCCAGCAAGTCCAAGGGCTCTTGCAGCCTGTGAAGAATCTTTTGTTACGTTTTGAAATAATGTAGAAAGACGAGCAAACTGGAACTTACCAAATAGTTGTTCAATTGCTCTTGCACGGTTAAGAGGATCTAGTGTATCAAGTGCTCTTGCAAATCCTACAACAGTTCCTTTTAGATCTCCCTTATTTGCTTCAACAAGACCAGTAATATTTATTCCAAGATCGGCAAGGAATTCACTAGCCTTCTTAGAAGGATTAATCATAGAAGCAAGACCAGACTTAAGTGCGTTAGCACCTTCTGATGCGTTAATTCCACCTTCCTTCATCGCAGTCATAAAGAATGCTAGGTCTTCTACAGATCCACCAAGTTGCTTTATAACTGGTCCAGCCTTTGGAACAGCAATTGTTAAATCCTCAATAGAAAGAACAGTTTGGTTTTCTACTGCGTTAAGGAAGTTAATTTTTCTTGCAAGATCTTCTGTTGCAATTCCAAAAGCATTTGTTAAAGAAATTGTTGTTTCTAAGGCCTGTTGTTGCTCAACTTGACCAAGGACTGAAAGTCGTGTTGCCTGAATTACTTGAGAATTAAGCGCGTCTCCAGTAAGACCCATTGCTGCTGCTGAAGCAGCCATTTCAACAGTATCTTTTACTGCAATTCCATATTTAGTAAATTCTTTTCCAAGTCTTTGAATGTCTGCAATTGCTTTATCAGTTGCATCTCCACCTGTGAACATGTCTCCATAAACTCTTGTAAACTTTGTAACAGCCTGTTCCATTTCCATGAATGTTTTTGCTGCTGTAGAGCCAAGAATAGAAAGAGGAATAGTCAAACCAACCATTAACTGGCGACCTGCCCACTGAGTATTCTTACCAAAATTTAGGAGTTGAGTTGAGCCTTGGCTTAATAACTTATTTAAAAATTGCTGTCTTTGTGCAGCCATTTGCATACGTGTTGCATAATCTGCATACTGGCCATTGACCATCTTAAGGTGCTTTGGAACTACCTGAAGAGTCTTGATCATGTCTCCATTTGCAGACTGCATCTGAATATACTGAGACTGTAGAAGTTTTACTCTGTCTTTACTAGCACGGGTTAATGTCTCACGCTCTTGTGCAAACATCCCTTTAAATACCTTGGTATTTTGCGTTGCTGCTGCTGCGGTGTACCTAAAGTACTGTCGCATTGACATTTGATTTTTTTCAAGTGCTTGCGTGAAAGAAGATGTACTTGAGGCTACATCTTTTTGAGTTGCAACAAACTTTCCAGTTGCATTAATAGCCTGCATTAACTGGCTATTAAGGCCCTTCTGGGCATTCATTGCTGCAACATTACCCTGAGTTAGGGTTTGATTAAAACGGCTGAGTCCAGACTGTAACTGACGTAATTGTGCTAAGGCTTGACTGGTATCAAAATTAATACCAATATTTGCATTTACGTCAGCCAATCAAAACACCTCTTTACTTGATTGAGTTTAAAAGACCTGTTGTATCAGAAAGTTGCATTCCTGAAGCAGCATCAATGATCTTATAGACTGTAGGAAGATCTAGATTTTCCTCAATCGCCTCTCTGTTGTCTGCTATTGCAGGCAAATATTGTTTAAATGCAATTTGTACGCAGTCAATTAAAACATCCATAGACTTAGTGTTGTCTTCTGCGACTTCCTGAAGTTTAGTAAACTGCTCCATAAATGGCTTTAGTAGAGATATTTTTAGTGGCTTAATCTGAAACTTTGTTCCATCAATAAGTGATAATTCGTTCTTGCTTTCTGCTTCTTTAACCATGATTTCCTCCATTGTAGTTGTTTAATTATACCATAAGCAGGCTTATTTTTTACTCTATTCTTTCATAGGATAGGCCCATACCAATTCCAAACCCAGCCCTTTGTGCGTTAATCCCTTGAAGAGCAACAATATCTTTTGAGTTGGCTGCTTGCCCACCACTAAATACTCTAGCCTTCATTTCTTCCCAGGCATTACTCTTTTGAGTATTCTTGTCTAGGTCGACCCCTTGCATTGCTGCAAGAAATTTCTTTTCATCGTAGTTTAGTTCTCTGCCTATAGATAATGTTATCATTAATTCTGGCATAGATAATGATCTTTCTAGTTCGTCGTAGTCTTTCCATATCCCCAGCAAAAATACTTCAGACTCTAGTTTTGCAAGGTCAAGGTCTTCCCAAGAAGACCCACTGTCTACAGCCTGTTTTTTAATTGGCTCTTCTGATTTTTCATTAATTTTAATACCAGCAGTTACATCTAAAATATCATATATGTTTTGCAAGTCAACATACTCTTCTAGCATTTCCTGGCTTTGAGTAATCTCTGGCCTAAACTGTTTCATACAAACCCTTGCACATTTTGACAAAGCAATAATGGCTTCAAGGTCTCCTTTAGAGTTTCTGACATCATCAAAAATATCCATTAACTGTCTAAGATATTTTATTTTTAATGGAGACAGTTCTATTTCTACCCCATCTTGCAGAGTAATATTTTTTGTATTATATACCGTTGTTGCCATTATACAAGTATACCAAAGAGAAAGGCCCAATCCCGAAGGATTGAGCCTGTCCCATATTAAGTTATATTATGATGCTGCTGGGATGGTACGATCTACGATCTTACCGTATGATGCGTCATCATTTGGAAGAAGACGGAATGATACTTCGAACATTGTCGCTTCGTCTCTCTTTGCAGATACTGTAACGCTTTCAATTGAAAGTGCACGGTATGCTACGTAAACTCTTTCGAGTTCATCTGATGCTGCACATTCGCCAGTTCCTGGACCAACTGCAACCAAACCGCGTTCGACTGGGCATTCGCCGATGTCTCCTGCTGAAAGATTAAGTGTTGGGTTTCCTGATACTGTGTTGAGATCTGAATCTTTACCTGCAAGGGCAAAGAGAAGATTCTCTAGTGTTGATTCTGCGAATGTAGTATTTAGGTTTACCTGCATGCCTTGCTTGAACAACTTAGCAACGTCAAGAACCTGATCTACTGCAACCTCACCAAAGTCTGGTTGGAATTCAATTTCCAAACCATTCATTGTGTAACCAACGTTACGGAAATCTGCATCATTTGACAAAGTTGTCTTGTATGATACGTCTTCTGCGTATGCTGGAAGGGCTGCTTCTGTAAGTACGCCTGCTTCATGTGTGAAGAGGGCTGCTGCTCCAACAATAATATTGTTGCTGCTACCACGTGTATATGCCATTTATTTCACCTCTTTTTTTTCTTTTGGATTAAAAGGGCTTGTTTCCTCAAGATTAATTATACAGCCCTTTTTATGCATTTACTGAATCAATTATGTCTTGTTGTTGATGGTAGTCGTAGTCAATAATTATCTTATTACCCGCATAGGTTCGGGCTGTTCCAAAGTCGACTATATCTCTTGCCTCTTCTAGTTGATAAATCTTAAAATCATGGAAATAGAACTTACAGGTAACGAAATCTGGTTTTAAAACAGTTCCAAAATTTATTGGATTATTTTTAGCCCATTTGTTTAGATCTTCAGCGCTTTCGTCTCCACGATCTAGAAGTCTTAAAACAGCCTCTTGAATTCTAATCATATTGGTAGTTGTGTTTGACGCAGTATAATAAAAATAATACAAAACCTGTTCAGATTTTATATGAGGAAATGGACCCCTACGCATTCTAAACATTCTGTCATAAACTGCCATAGTTCCACCTGTCGGGAATTGTGTTTGTAACGCCTCTAATGTAGATGGTCCTGTTGGGAAAAAAGGGACATCATCTAATTGTGTCAACTCTGAAATCTTTGCTTGAAGATATTTATTAATCCACAATACTGGAGTATTTATTACTGATGTTGAATCTGTCATTATCCAGCCACCTTTGCGTTAACAACCCATCTGTAACCTGTAGATAAGCCAGTGGATCTTCCACTACGCATCCCTTTTCTTAGATTTTTCTTATATACTATTGGGTTCTCAAAATATTGTCCCAGGTTGCTGCTTTTTAAAAATGCCTGTGTAAAGTATCTACCAAAGAACATGTCAAATGCTTTTTCAAATTCCCCTTGAGTGTTTCCTCCTGGATTTTCAACAACTACAGGCTTCTTTGTATAAACAACTTCTCCATCTACTTCAAACCTTAAAGCATCTGCAAATCGTGGTTTTATAATTACCCTGGTTCCATTTTCCATTATCTCTGCCTTATTACGAAAGGGCTCTGTTGATCCCTGACCTACAGTTGAAGACTGCTTGAAATTTGATATAAAAGATAATCCCATATTGCTAACAGTATAGTCTATATCGAATAGTCTGGCTTCAGGACTACCATTTTTATACCACTCATAAACGTGATGCAAAGTTGATGGAGAAACTCTTGCATTTGTATCAATAAACTGAGAGGCCATCTCTGACACATCTGCTCCTAAAAGTTTTAGGAATTCTGACTTTCCGTTCTGTACTCCTTCAGTAAAACCAGTTGAGTAATTAATAAGATTTTTCATCTGGTTATTAAATTTTTTATTATCGAACCTGGCTTTTATCATACATCTACCGCCTGATTCTCAGACCTTCTAATAATTAGTTTGTAATATTCAACTGACCCAAATGGTCCAACAAATGGGTCTTGTGTTGCAATTTCAAATATTGTTGACTTGCCTGATCTTGGACCAGAAGTTTCTGTGTATATATCGTTGCAGTTTTTATCCCTAATATTTGTAACAATAACATTTGTAATTGAGTTTTTGGATTCAAGGCTTGACATTCTTATATCTGTCTTTGCTCTGCCAATAAGAATCTTATCTTGTGTTATGTTTACATTGGGCGTTACTTCTTCTTTAAATGCTCCGCCTGCAGGTGCAAAAGAACATGCAATTGTTCTATCAAGTATCCAGGTCTTTTCTACGTTACCGTAAACTCCCTGCTCAACTATTGGATGATAAACATCTGCAAGCATTGGAAATGCAAAGTCTGGCTCTTCGCATATCATTAAATCACACCTGGCTTGACAATGGTCTTAACATATTTGTCAAGTATCTTATCAACTAAGAAGTTCCCAGTACCGCCAAGCATTGCCTTATCAAACTGAATTCTAAACTGATCTGTGTTGTAGGCTGTTATATATCTCTTGTAGTAATCTAACTTACCACATTTAAGATCTTCTATCAATAGTTTGGCTGCGTACTCTACGTCATCAGGTACTTTAAGATATCCGTGGTCTACAACAAATGTGTAGTCATATCCTGATGGGAAAGATATTCCTTCATATCCATAGTAACCAAGATCTCCACTTGCAACTGGTAGATTCTGTGCTGTTGACTCATACCTATTTAACTCAAGAACATCTGCACGAACTCTCTGTATAGCAGTCTTGTCTGGTGTTATTGCATACTGATAGTCACCAAGGTCTGGGTTTGATTTATCATAGACTAAAACGTTATTCTCATAAACCTTAAATACTCTATAAACCTTTTCCCATAAAGAAAAATAATCTGAGCCATTTCCAGTTCCAACTACTGTTATCTTTTTGTTATAAAATCCTTCTGGCACAAATGTGTCTATCATTGATCTTGCTACTAATTCTAAAATTTTATATTCTGCAATCTCTGATGCAGTTGTTCCTAATGTATTTGGATCTACATATGGTCGGATTAGTTCATAGAACTCTTCGTGAATTAATTCTTCACCCTCGCCAATATTGTAAATCTCTACTCTATAGTTATTGTCATATCTTCCAGGGAGTTGAATGTTTATATCGTCTCCTGTTGACCATCCTAAAAATTCTAAAACCTGTACTGAAAGGTCCGCCATATCTGTTACTCTTGCGTATATATCTGCATCTTCGTACCCTAAAGGTACAACAAAATTTACAACAATGTCGTCGTATGGCGGAACTCTCAATATCTCCATGAATTACTTACCGAATTCCTTGGCAACTTCTTCTGGCGTTGCTAGACGAATATGTGAACGAGTGAGCCACTTTTCAGAAGCATCCTTGCTAACAATATTGTAGCCACGATAAACCTTGCCTACCTCTGACCAAGTAACATTCTTCGTTGAATAAACTGCTACCTTTTCAGAAACTAATACTTCAGCCTTTTTCTTTGCGGAGCGTGGCTGACGAACTGTTGTAGTTGCTCCTATTGCACCATCTCCTACTGGACCAAGTGCTGGAACTTCTTCTACGTGTGAATCGTATGTTGGTGTTGTAATTGCGCTAACTGGCTCTTCAACAACTGGTGCTGGAGCCTCTACTTCAGGTTCTGCTGGAGTCTCAACGACTGGTGCTTCTTCAACAATAGGTGTCTCTTCGACAACTGGTGCTTCTTCAACAACTGGGGTTTCAACTACTTCTTCTTCTGATGTAGGATTATTTGTATATTCCATTTTATTCCTCCTGAATAGTATTATATCATTATAAGTAGTAAGGGGAGCAGGAGAATTAACTCCCACTCCCCCTAATTTTTAACTGTTTACAGATTATGAATCTGATTCAGCATCAGCGAATGCGACAGCATCTTGTTCTTCCCATTGAATACCGAAGCGAACGAAGACTGTATATTCTACAGTGTCCTTCTTTGGCTTGTATTCACGGTTTACAGTGATGTCACGCTGGAATCCCCATACACGGTTCTGTGGGAATGTCAAGTCGACATATCCTGCAGGGTAGTATGGAACTTCCTGTACGTCAATTCCGAGAACACGTGTTGTACGTGCTCCACCGAATGTCTGTGCTCCACCGTCAAGGTATGCTTGACGATTAGTTGGAGTTCCGCCAGCCTGTGAAGCAAATGCTTCAGCAACTGCGTCTGCTAGGGTACCGTTATTCTTAACGATTCCCTGGAATGCATCTGTACCAGCATAGAACTTCAAGTTAGACTTGATAGCACGATACTTGCGTGGCATTGCAAGAATGATGTTCTGCATTACATCTGTTGTCCAGGCGTTATTAGCGACTGTTACAACTGACTCATGAGCATCTCCGTCAGTCTTTACACGGTTTACGAAACCGTTTAGGATTGAAGTAAATGCGTTTGAACCTGTTCCTGTTCCGTTGATTGCAAGGTCTTCGATATCATTACCGAAAGCGTTTGTCATCAAGCGTACAATGTGATCTTCTAGTGCTGCACCTTCGATGTTATCTTCTAGTGCTTCTGCAGATACTTCCCAGTCAAGACGAATCTTCTTTGTAGTCAATTCAACCTTTGAGAATGTTGCACCTGCGTTTGTGTAATCGCCAACTGCTTGCGCTGCTGCACGAATAACACGCTCTCCGACGTTTACCTTTTCGAGTTCCATTGTATTGGCTCTCATTGTAACGCGACGGCCATCTTGGGCGAGAATGGTAGCATCCCACACGTAGTCAATAAAACGACGTGCTTGCTCTGGGCGTAGGATACCTGATCCAGCCTCACCTGAAGGGTTAACTGCATTTGGTCCAGATGTAACGCCTGATAGTGCTGTTGGGATATTTCCTAACACGCCACCATCGGTGTAATTACCTGGTACGTTTGAACCTGCTTCAGATCCAGATGCGAATGCACCTTGTCCCTGATACAGTCCTGGTGCTGTTCCACCAAGATTACCTGATGTTCCAGGTTGGTTCTTTTCTATATTTTGTTCCGACATATTGTCACCTCCTGTGATTTTTTACTTATTGTTTTTTTAATTAAATAAGTCGGCTGTTTTGAGGAAACTACCGCCCCATAGGGATTTTTCAACCGTTTCAGGCTGATTCTGTACTATCTCGCCGAGATCGCCAGACTTTCGGAAAGCAGTGTCTTGCTCTACAAGTTCCACACGCTTACCAAATTCATTGAATGTATTTGTTGCTGCTGCAATATCTTTTGCAACTGCTTCAAATGATTGTTTTGCTGTCTCAACATCTACCTTTGAAGACTTAAGCATTTCTACTTCTGCCTGCAAAGACTTTACTGTTGAAACTAGATCGCTAAAGGCTGATTCTAGAGTATTCTTGATTTCTGCAACTGAGTCAACAATTGTTTCATCTGATTTAGATACCTCTGTGGTCTCTTCAACTACATCAACTGCAGAAGTCTCTTCAGACTTTGCAATTTCTTCTGTTGCTACGACTTCATCAGCCTTAACAACTTCTTCTGTAGGTGCTTCAACAACGGCATCAACCTCTGGAGCGACCTCTGACTTTGTTACTTCTACTGATGCTTCTGTTTCAATAACTTCTGCAACTGTTTCTGTGTTTTCTGTCATAGGTTGTACCTCCTTGTTAATCTTAGAAGTATTAATGCCTTTAGCACTATCAACTAAGAATTTTATCATGTTTGTTTTTTCACTATCCGTTTTCTCAACGAACCCTATGTTTTCCATCTGCTCACCAGTAATTGGGCTAAGTTCTGATTCATTTTCAGATGCTATAACTATTCCATTTGCCTTATCATAAAATACATTTTCTAAAACTGTCTCGTCTCCCTTGATAACATCTACGCCATCAACCTTTTCTACTGAAACGATATTTGCAAACTGATTTGCTGGGGAATCTACAAGACTCAACTCAACCAAATCATATTCCTTAATAACCCTAATTGTTTTATCGGATTTCTCATCATAAGCGTCATCCCATTTGTTCATTTTTCCGCCAATGGAAAAACCAGTTAAAGTTCCATCTAAAACCTTTTCCCAAGTGTCTTGTGCACCCTTTGAAACATATGCAGATACAAAAACACCTTTATAAAACTTCTTTGATTCTGGATCAAAATACTTATCTTCTTTAAAGTCTACCATCTTGCCTACTGCTACTGGCTGATGCATTTCTCTAATGTTCCCACGGAATTTTGCAAAGGCTGTCATAGACGCTTCTGCTGTTACAATGTCATCCTGCTTGTCAACATTATCAAGGGATGCAAAACCAGAAACGATTCTACGCTCTTTATCTACCTTGGTTAGTGGCATAGATAGACGAATATTATCGCCATCTGAATTCCAATGCGCTTTTGATATAATCATGGTTATTCTATTATATACCCTTTTTTATTGAAGTATCACTATTTGGACAAATCGGACACGTCGTCAGATTTACGACCTTCGCCTTTTGGATTTCTTCCACTTACTGTGGCTGGTCCATCAGACTGGTTGTTAGTTCTTTCGGTATCTCTTGCACGG